GAGCATGTCTGGGAAAATAAATCAGTGAATGAAAAGAAGTTCAAACAATTACGGGACCTGATTTTAGATGTAGGAGAAAAAGACGCGCTTGAAAAATGGGATGCAGTATATTACGCGCAAGCTATAATATACATGCACTCATTTAGTTTAACGCGACATTATTTAACGGTAAGCTCTCCAGGTGGCCGCAACTATACATCATGTCGCACTAATTATAATGGTAAAGTCGCATTATCGCTACTTGCGAAAGCAGAATCAATTATTACATCTGACCGTCCTCTACCGAGAAATAGCGAGAACCGGTCATTTTATCAATGCCAGTGGTGCAGGATGAAAGAAATCTGTTTTGATATGTTAGTCCCTGAAGTTAATTGTCGGACGTGTGCATTTTCAGAACCGATTATAACCGGTCAAGACGCTGCATGGCATTGCCACAAAAAAGATGTTGATTTTACTGGAGAATCTAAACCTTGCGACCTTCATTTGTTTCTTAATACTCTTGTCCCATTTAAAGCCGTTGATGCTGATAGTTCAGGAGACACACCAAACTGGATAAAATACAAAGTTGAAAACGATATATTCTACAACGTGAATTCACAGGCTAAAAAAATAAAATCAGCATTGAATTTAACGTCTATCGAAATAAAAGAAAAAGAATATTTTGAATGTATATTTCCAGATCCTAAAAACGAGACACTCAAAAAAAATAAAGAAGATAAAGAGATTACAAAAAAATTGAAGGGAATGATATGAATATGAAGATAGACTCTTATGATGAATTTTTGAAAGGAAAACAACAATCAGAAAATAACTTCGGATTTAAACCAATATTTATTCCTGATTTTCTTTTTGATTTTCAAAAGTATATAATTGAATGGAACACACAACGCGGCCGCAGTGCTATATTTGCCGATTGTGGACTAGGTAAGAGCCCTATGGAATTAGTATGGGCTCAAAATATAGTACAAAAAACTAATGGAAATGTATTATTGTTAACACCTCTTGCGGTAGGTCAACAGATGAAACGCGAAGCTGATAAATTTGGAATTGAAGCTCATAGATCAAGAGATGGAAATATACATGGAAAGATAACAATTACAAATTATGAACAATTACAACATTTTAATCCAAATGATTTTGAGGGAGTTATTTGTGATGAAAGTTCAATACTTAAAAATTTTAATGGTCATATAAAACATCAAATAAATATATTTATGCGTAAAGTTAAATATAGATTACTGGCAACCGCAACCGCCGCACCGAATGATTTTATAGAGTTAGGAACGTCAAGTGAATGTCTCGGTTATCTAGGTTATATGGATATGCTTAATAAATTTTTTAAGAACGATCAAAATAATAGTGCGACAAATAAACGAGGTAGATTTACTGAAGAAACGAAATGGAGATTAAAAGGCCACGCGCACGAATCATTTTGGCGATGGATAGTATCATGGTCCCGTGCTGTAAGATTTCCATCTGATATAGGTTTCTCGAATGAAGGATATATACTCCCAAAACTCATTGAAATAGAACATGAATTAAAATGTGAAGGTCGATATATAGAGGGGACATTACCGGGATTTGCATTACCGGCGCATGGTCTAAAAGAACAACGAGAGGAAAGGCGAGCAACTATTGAGGACCGTTGTAATAAAGCCGCTGAAATTGTTAATTCACATAAAGGATTTTCAGTCAGTTGGTGCAATTTAAATGATGAAGGTGACCTATTAGAAAAATTGATACCTGATTCAGTTCAGGTTAGCGGTAAAGATAGTGATGAATCAAAGGAAGAAAAACTAATTGCATTTTCTGAAGGCAATGTAAAAAAACTAATAATAAAACCAAAGATCGGAGCGTTTGGATTAAATTGGCAACATTGCAATAGAATGACGTTCTTTCCTACTCATTCATATGAACAATTTTATCAATCAACTAGGAGGTGCTGGAGATTTGGTCAAAAAAAATCAGTAACTATCGATATGATATATACGCAGGGTGATGAGCAAATGATAGGTAATCTAAAAAGAAAACAAAAACAAGCTATAGAAATGTTTGATAAACTTGTTGCTGAAATGAATAATTCATTGTCAATAAACAATAACATAATATATACAAAAAAAATGGAGTTACCACAATGGCTATAAAAGAACAAAAAATAACTGAAAATTATACTTTGATAAATGGAGATTGTATAGATGCAATGAAAGATATTCCCGATGAATCGATTCATCTTTCTGTCTATTCTCCTCCGTTCGGAGGGTTGTATCATTATTCTAGTTCAGAACGTGATTTATCAAATTGTGATTCATATGAAGACTTTTTTAATCATTACCGTTTTGTGGTAAAAGAATTACATCGAATTACAAAAAGAGGACGTTGTACCGCCGTTCATTGCATGGACGTTCCGTCTGGTAATTCTGGAAGTGATTGTCTAAAAGATTTCCCTGGTGATATTATAAGATTGCATGAATCCGAAGGTTTCGAATGGATCGCACGACATTGCATATGGAAAGAACCGCTCACGGTCCGCAACCGCACAATGCAAAAAAATCTTTCTCATATGACCGTTGTAAATGATTCTATCTATTGTGGAGTTGCCAGTGCAGACTATCTTTTGATATTCCGAAAAAAAGGCGATAATGAAATCCCTGTTTCTCATTTAACCGGATTAGAATATTACGCAGGTGAAAGACAAATCCCTAATGATTTATTATCATATAAAAATTATGATGGAAAACAAACAGAGAATAGATACTCTCATTGGATATGGAGACAATACGCCTCAAGTTTTTGGGATGATATAAGGCTTGATCATGTCCTCCCATACCGCGAGGGACGCGACGAAGACGATGAAAAGCATGTTCACCCGTTACAATTGGATGTAATTGATAGAGTTATAGTTCTCAGATCTAATCCCGGCGAGGTTGTTTTTACGCCATTTATGGGAGTAGGATCTGAGGTATATGGATCGGTGACAAATGGGAGGAAGGCTATTGGAATTGAATTAAAAGAATCATATTACAAACAGGCGGTTAAAAATTTACAGTATGTTGACGAACATAAAGAAAAAGATATAAGTTTATTCGACGAGGTATCTAAATGAGAGTTTATGTCGCGGGTGCTTATAGTGGAACTAATGTATTGGATATTCTTGAAAACATTAGAAAAGGAATCAATCTATCAAAGGATGTTTTACTTATTGGTCATTATCCATTTTGTCCGTGGGCAGATTTTCTTTTTGATCTTGTATTGAAAGATAAAGAAACTATCAGTATGGATATGTATTATAATTATTCCATCGCCTGGCTTGAGGTATCCGATTGTATGCTGTTGGTTACGGGATGGGAAAATAGTAATGGAACTAAAAATGAGATAGTGAAAGCGCATGAATGGAATATACCAGTATTTGAAACAATCGATGAATTGATGGAGTTTTCAATTAAATGAAATTTGATCCACGCTATTATCAGAAAGAATCAGTCGATAAACTGTTTGAATATTTTAATCGTACTGATGCATCACATCCCCTAATAGATCTTCCGACTGCAAGCGGGAAATCGTTAGTTCAGGCAATGATCGCTGAAAAAATATTAAACGAATATCCTGATTGTCGTTTACTTTTTCTTACTCACCGGAAGGAATTGATTCAACAGAATTTTCAAGAGTTAATACAGAATATTGGAATCGTTGATGCCGGTATTTATAGCGTGGGGCTGCATAGCCGTGATACTCATAATCAAATTTTATTCGCGGGTATTCAATCAGTTTATAAACGCGCTAAAGAATTAGGAGCATTTAATTTGATAATCGTAGATGAATGTCATCTCATTCCTTCAAACGGATTCGGAATGTATAGAACATTTTTAAATGATATATTTGAAATGGCACCGTATTGTAAAGTTGTGGGATTAACGGCAACTCCCTATCGATTGGATTCTGGATTATTAACTGAAGGGAAAAATAAAATATTCGATGAAATTATATACCGAGCTCCGCTTAAAAAACTAATAGACGAAGGGTATATCTGTAAACTAGTAGGAAAGACGGGGATAGTAAAACCAGATACATCACATGTACACAAGCGCGGGGGAGAGTTTATAGAATCAGAACTTGAGTTAGTATGTGACGATATGGCGATAATCAGAAAAGCGGTATCTGAAATAAAAGAATTAACGCAAGAACGTAAACATGTTTTAGTTTTTTGCGCGGGAATTAAACACGCTGAACACGTCGCCGATGAAATGAATATACAGGGAATTCCTACCGGAGTAATACACTCTAAAATATCAAGAGATACCGTTATCGAAGATTTTAAGAACGGAAAAATAAAAGCACTCGTTAATGTAGATATTTTAACCACGGGATTTAATTTCAAGGGGATAGATTGTATTTGTTTATTGCGGCCTACAATGAGCGCGGGGCTCTACTATCAGATGATTGGACGCGGATTTAGAATTCATCCAGATAAAGAAAATTGTCTGGTGCTAGATTATGCTGGAAACATTCTACAACACGGACCTGTGGATAAAATAGATATACAGACTACCGGATACGATGGAGAGACGGGCGTTAAAACGGCGGCAATGAAAGAATGCCCTGGATGCAAAGAAGCGGTTCTGTCGCATGTTGCGGTATGCCCGCATTGTGGCTATGAATGGCCGGTCAATATAGCGGAAATGGAAGTCAAGCATGACGGTGAGGCCGCTGCTCTTGCTCCATTATCTCAATATCAACCTCCAATAGAATATGATGTTGAATCTGTATTTTATTATTTACACGAAAAGAATGATAAAATTTCAATGCGTGTATCCTATGGTATAGGATGTTTAAATAGTGTATCA